TTGCTCCTGAACCAACCGCTGTTGATTTTAACCAAACTGAACCTGCCGCTCCAGCCGTAGGTGCGTCACCTGTGCCTGGTTGGATGTGAGTAGAAACTGCACCTGTTTTTGCTGATGCCCAATCTCCTCCTGGATCAGTTGATGTTGAACCAATTTGATACCAAACACCGCTAATTTTTTCAAATGCTCTAGCTGGTGTAGTTGAAGCTACAACAACGTAATCGCCGTTTGCTCCGTATGTTGCTTTTGGATAACCATCTGTGCCAACATTTGATGTTGCTGATGCACTTGGTGTATCTAATAATACTGCTGGTGTAATTTTAGACCAACTAGTGTTGTTAGCACCTGCTGATTTGTACATACCCCAATCAGTTGAAGTTATATCTAACCAATATGTACCGTCTGCTGGGTTAGATGTTGGTACTGATGTTGAACCTGTAAGTCCTGCTAGATCAACTCCAGCTCTTACTACGTAGGCTCTGTTTGCAATACCTAAGTAACTGTATGCGGCTAATAAGCCGTATTCATTTCTTTCATCACCTGGTAGCATTGTAGCCCCAGCTGAATAAAAATTCGGTGTACCAAAGGTAGATATCAATTCTCTTTGTGAACCAATTAAATATGGTTTTCCAACGTTTGCTGTTGTAGTACCTGCCGCTGTGCCATTTGTAGTACTTGGATCTGCTTTATCTTGTGCAGTCGCAACTACAAATAGAGGGATAGTACCTGTTCCAGCACCGGCGTAAAACGATTCATCGGTTACAGAAACTGATATACCTGGTGAAACTAAATCTGGCATAATAATCTCTCCTTAAATTCTTTTCAATATAGTATTGAATTGCCTGTATTCTATATACAATATTTATGTGATGATGGCCTAAAACCGCTGGTTTATACACCAATAAAATTCCCTTTAAAAGGGCAGTAAATACATATATGACAGATAATAGACCATTATGTAGTAAGTGTAAGTCTAAACCAGCCGCCTTTAACTATAAAAAAGGCGATAAGACGTATTATAGAAAAATGTGCGACAAGTGTATACGTTTAGGTAAAGGTAAAGGCATTGGTGGAACTTCTTCTTGGCAGGCTAGTGGTTATAAGAAAAAAATTATATGTGAAAAATGTGGCTTTCACGCCAAGCATACAGCACAATTAGATGTATATCATTTAGATGGTGATTTACGTAATAGTAATTGGAATAACTTAAAAACTATATGTGCTAACTGTCAACGTATTATGTCAATAGAACAATTTAAATGGCGCCAAGGTGATTTAATGCCAGACAATTAAAATTGTGTGGCTTGTTTTTGTCTTTTTGCACCAGTAACATTTTTTAATACTTTCATTACACTACTTACTTTGTCATGCAATTGCTCTAATGTACCATCATTAGTTACTATAAAATCTACAGGTGCACCTGTATGGTCCCATTCAGATTTGTGTACACCAATATCAGCCAATTGCTGTTCTGCAAAATCATCGCCTTGTTGAGCTTCTTCTGCCAATGTTGTCCAATGTGGATCTGGACCACGTTTTACACGTATTGTAAATCCACCTAAGTTTTTAATAAATTGTATTTCGTTTCTAAATCTACAATCAGTAACAATAGTTAATTTTTTACCACCTGATATGTATCTATTTTCTAAACTGTTTAACCAAATTTCATGATGGAAATGCTCTCTAAATAGCTCTGTACCTACTATTTGTAGTGCTAGTCTTGGTGTAAAATTTTTAATATTTAATTTAGATTGCCACCATTGATCTACACACTCTCTAAAGTGTCTACTATGATCAGTATCGCCTTCAAGTGTTTTTCTAGGCCAATTAAATATTTGTGCCGTTGCATCTTTTAATGGTGCCGCAAATGAATCCGGATTAAAATTATGTGTTTCTGTTAGTATATTAGCAACTGTATTTTTACCACTACCTATCCAACCTACTAATCCAACAATCATTTTACCACCTTAATTTTAACTGTGTTGCAATGTCTTCACCTTTAACTTTTACAGTTAATTCATCACAACCTGCATCTTCCCAAAGCCAATCTTTTTCATACTTGTAACCAAGCATACCCATATAATTTGCAACTCTGGCTACTGCATCAACTTCTCTGTAGTTGGCATTAAGAGCTCCACCTTCGACACTGGTCCCTGTTGACTGCCCTATGTATTCATCTCTTTTGGAAATTTTATCTATATCTAAAGTAACTTCAATCATGTTACTATAGTATCATATTATAATGGATTTGTCAATTGGAATTATCCAATTAAAAATGTAATAGGATCGCCACCATCTGAATATTTCTGAATTTCATCTTCTAATCTATCCATTGTAGCCTGTGCTTCTGCTTTTAAATCAGCACCATTTAACGTAACACCACCTTGTGCACCAGGTAATGACCCAAACTTACTTCTGGCCTCACCCAACATCATTTTACATTGTGCAAGTGCATAATCACGTAACCATGGCTTTGCATATGGATCTTTAAGTAAAGTTTCATCTGTTCTAACCATATAAACTTGTAGTAATAATGTTTCTGAATGTCTTGGCCTTCTTACAATTGTTAATTTTTTAGTAACAGTATCCCAAGTAAAATTAATTTTATTACCAAACAATCTACCTACAGTTTCTTGGTATTGACTAAATGCTTCCCAAGTAGTTAATCCACCAATTCTACCTGCTTGTAAAAAATACAAGTTAGTATATGCTAGTTCAAATGGGTCAACATCAATACCTGATTGATTATCAGATCCTAAAGCACGTCTAAATGTTTCTCTAACTTCTATTACTTCGTTTGGTAGTGTATACTCATTGATGTCTTCAATCATAGATAAAAATAGTGTAGACTCTTCATTTGCATTTGACGATCTTTGTCTAAATCTGTCTACTGCTAGATCTACTGCTGTTTCATAGTGTTTTGGATCAAGTTCAACGTCAACCATTCCATCACCCAAAATATTACGAATTTCATCGATAACTTTTGATCTGTTACTTTTGTCTTTAGCCATTTTATATATCCTATATATGTATTTATTGTTTTAGTTAAAAACACGGACCAGTATAGTTTCGCTATTTAAACGTCCTGTAAGCTTCACATCTGTTGCTTTAATCGAATTAAGTGTGTTTTTAAATGCTTGTATACCACCTGTATGCACACGTTCTAACACTTCAAGTGGCTTACGAAGTGTTTTTTGTATTGATGTATCTGTATCATAATTAATTATAGATGTACCTTTTAACGTTAATCCATGGTGTTTATGTGTTGCTTCATATATTCCTAATTTTCTAGTTTTACTATTGTACACTACTAATCCATGGGCTCCTATTATCTCTACTGGGCTAATTGACGTTAGTTTTACATCATCATCTTTTAATTTATATTTTACTTTTTTAGCTAATTTTTCTTTTGATGGTGGTTTATATTTTCTTGGCTTTCGTGATTTTAATTTATTAATTTTCCATATTTCACAATCTTTAACAACTCTCTCCCACCAAGCAATATGTGTTTGCATTTCTTTTTTAGTATATGAGTCAAAACTTTCTACATAATCTTCTTGTAATTCTGTACGTTCATTTCTTGGTATTTCCCTATATTCTAACCCTTTACGTTCTTCATCTAATACAACATTAATATCTTCTATAATCATTTTCATAAAAGCACCAGGAATATCATTTACAGCAAAATAATCATATGCTTTAAACTTTTTTGGATTACCATTATCTGCCCATACTTTTTCAAATTCATCATGAATATCACCCATTATAACAAAAAATCGTGTACGCATACGATCTTGTATTGATGGCTTTTTAGGTTTTTCTTCAACTGGTTCTGCTTCTTTAACAACTTGTACTTCTTCTTGTTTTGGCTCTTCTTTTACTTCTATTTTAGCTTCAACAGATTTAGATTCAGCTTTATCGCTATTACTTTGTCGCTTTAAAAACTCAGGAATGTCTAATAAGTCTTGATTTGTCAATTTTTTCTTCTCCATACAGCTATATATACACGATTATACATAATTAGCTTGTTTTGTCAACCAACTATAGTTTTTAAACAAATAAATACTAATGTAAAAGGATACTAATATGCCACGAATCAGCTTATGGAAACCAGAAAAAGGTAATGATTATAAAATGATAGATCGTGTGATCCGCGAGCATTTTAACGCGGGTGGCACTGGAGTTTTTGTGCATAAGTATCTTGGTCCTCATGCCCAAGCATCTACTACTGATGCTACACAACCAGATAATTCTGTTGTTAGACCAACTAACATACAAGACTTATTATTTTTAGAAAATAGAGATCGTAAATATGATACTGACGTATATGATATGCGTGGAGTATATCAAGTCGCTGATTCAGAGTTTGATTTAACACAATTTGGTGCATTTTTATCTAATGATACAATCTTTTTAACTTTCCATCTAAATGATATGGTAAACATATTAGGTAGAAAGTTAATGAGTGGTGATGTAATTGAATTACCACACCAACGTGAAGACATGATGCTTGACATGGCACGTTTAGAATTTACAACTAAACCAGCTAAAAAATTTAGAAAAGGCGAAACAATAACTGGAGCATCAAGTGGTGCAACTGCAACTGTAGTAAACTTTAATCAAGATGCTAAAGTTTTAAGAATGGTTACTGATGGTGTGTTTATTGCAGGTGAAACTGTAACTGGTAGTAAAAGTACTGCATCCGGCGAAGTAGCAAAATTTTATCCAGAAGGTCCTATGGCAATGAACAGATACTATGTTATCGAAGATGCCGCTAGAGGATCAGAAGGTTATTCACCAACTTGGTTCCCACATATTTGGAGAGTTAAATGTACTCCAATTACAGACAGTCAAGAATTTTCAGATATACTTGGTACTGGTGAAAATAAAGATGATCTTAAAAATTTAATTTCAACTTATCAATCAGAAATTGATATTTCTGAAGCAATCGTAAATCAAGCACAAACAGATGTACCTAAAAAAGGAGTTGAAAATAGTCACTTATATATTAACAAAGCTGATCAATATATTCCAGGAAAAGTTTATGCACATTGGCAAACAAACCAAGCATCGATTAAATTATATCAATCAACAGATACAAATTGGCAAACATTTGATTACCTTGTAAGTTCAACTAAACCAACAACAGGTGTTTCAAATGGAACACTTTGGTTAGATACAGCAAATACAAATTGGGGTTTGTATGTTGGTAATGGAACTACTTGGTCTAGTCAAGCAGTTTCTCATGTTGATAACGCAAACATAGATGGACAAACAAAAGCACCTATTTCATCATATGCACCTACAAACAATTATGCTGTTGTAAGTATTGATGGTGCTGTTGGTTCAACATATTACAAAAAAGTTTCAAATGGTTCATGGGTTAAAATTGCAACTGATTCAACTACAACAACATTACTTGGTGTTGATGTTGCTATTAATTCTTCGCAACCTTCAACTAATACAAATGGAAAAATTTGGTTACAACCAAATACAACAGGTGGATTAAAATTTGCATTTAAACAATATAGTGCAACTATAGATGATTGGGAAACTGTCGATATTGCTTTACATTCAAGTAGAGATTCGGCTAATGATGCATTTGGTTTTGCTAATAAAATTGGTATCCATGCAGGAGATGGTACTCCGCCAAATGGTATTGCAATAGCACATACTGGTTCAAGTTTTCCTAATTCATTAAATGATGGTGATTATGTTTTAAGAACAGATTATAATCCAAATAGATTATTTAAAAAAGTAGGTAATAGATTTATTAAAATAGAAGATGATATGCGTGGAACGTACTCTGCGGCTAACAGAATATTAAATACATTTGTTGAAAATGCAAATTCAAATAGCGATAATGCTGACGGCAAAGAACAACAAGGATTAAGTAAGGCAGTTAAGCCTAAAACGGATTAAATGATATGGCACAATTTTGGTATGATCAACAAATAAGAAGATACTTGTTACAGTTTGTACGTATCTTTAACGGTTTTCAAGTTAAAAGCGGTCAAAAAAATGCAGGTGGTACTTCATCTGAAGTATATAAAACAGTACCAATGCGTTATGCAGATATGTCTAGACTAGTTGCACACGTATTACGTGGTAATACTGAAAACGCAATTAATTCAACACCATTTATGACTTGTCATATTGCTAACTTAAACGTTGCGAGAGAACGTAGACATGATCCAAAATTAGTTTCAGCACAACAAGTTCAAGAAAGAAAATATGATTCTATGAACGATCAGTATACAGCAGAATTAGGTAACACATATACCGTAGAACGTTATATGCCTGTTCCATATGATTTAACAATTAATGTTGACGTTTGGTGCTCAAACACAGAACAAAAATTACAACTATTAGAACAAGTATTAACATTGTTTAATCCTACAGTTGAATTACAAGCAAATACAAATCCTTTAGATTGGACAAATATAACAGTTGTAGAATTAATTGATATACAATGGTCATCAAGATCAGTTCCGCAAGGTGTTGATACACAATTAGATATTGCTACACTAATATTCCAAGTTCCAATTTGGATTAATCCTCCAGCAAAAGTTAAAAAGCAAACTATTATAAACCAAATTATAAACAGAATTCACTTAGATGAATCAATGGACGATTTAGTTTATGATAAAAATATGGCAGACTTTTTTGATCAATTTGGTACACTTGAAGAAATTGTTATTACTCCACAAGATGCACAAATTAGTGTACAAGGTAATACTGTTAGTTTATTAAGTAGTACAGGTGTAAATGAAAACTATGCATGGAAAGAATTTTTTGAACAATATGGGGAATTCCAAGCTGGTACTAGTAAACTTAAATTAAGAAGATCATCAGATATAGAAGATTCTACACAAGACATTGTTGGTACTATTGCATATAATCCAACTAATGATAATCAATTAATTTTTACAATTGATTCAGCAACATTGCCAACTAATACGCAAACTGCTGTACTAAAAATTATTGATCCTGCAAAAAATCATCCAGGAGATGGTACATTGGCTAACCAAGCCACTGGACAACGTTACTTACTTGTAAATGATATTCCAGGTGGTACTGCAAACTGGGGTACTATTAGTGCTTCAGCAAATGACATTATTCAATTTAATGGTACACAATGGGAAGTTAGTTTAGACGTTAGTGTAAATGGTTCAACAGTACAATATGTTACAAATACAGCAACAGGTTACCAATATAAATGGACTGGTACTGAATGGATTGACACATATCAAGGCCAATATAAACCTGGTTATTGGATATTAAATTTAACTGGTATTTAATCTACTATAAATACTTTTATGTATGACGCAGTAGGTGCCACTTTTTTAGCACAAGACACAAAAAGAATAATATTTAATTTGCGATCTAATTCAGTTAGCCATTCTGGCAAATGGAGTTTTTGGGGAGGCAAATTAGAATCTGGTGAGACTCCTATTCAAGCTCTTATGAGAGAAATAAACGAAGAAGTTGGCTTTGTTCCAGAAATATTAAAAATACAACCATTAGACGTATTTTTAAGTGAGGACAAAAAATTTATGTATCATACTTTTGTTATAATTACACCAAATGAATTTAAACCAAAAATAAATCACGAATCAAAAGCATATAAATGGTGTGATATTAGCAAGTTTCCTAAACCTTTACATCAAGGTGCTCGTAGAACATTAACAGATAAAAACAACTTAAAAAAACTTGAATTAATAGTAAATAGTAGTAGTTAGAAACTATTATTATGAAAATTGATCCGTATGAATTAAAGTCAGTTATGGTTGGTGTTACTGCAAGATGTAATGCTATGTGTCCAGGGTGTCCTAGAAATATCAATGGAGCATTGGTTAATCATGATATGATTGGTACTTCTGAACATTGGGATATGCCTCTTGGTTTGTTTGAAAAATTCTTTACTTCAGAACTTGTAAATTCATTAGACTGGATAGAAATGTGTGGTAGCTTTGGTGACCCGTGTATGCATCCTAAATTTTTAGAAATAATGCAATACTTAAAAAATACCCACAAAGGAAATAAAAAATTTTACGTAACAATATCAACAAATGGCTCAATGCAAACTGAAAATTTTTGGAAAACTCTTGGTGAAATGCATTGTGATAAATTTGGTGTAGAAATTTTATTTTGTTTAGATGGTGACAATCAAGATAGTCATGTTAAGTACAGGCGTTTAACAAACTTTGATACTATATTAGAAAATGCTAAAACATTTATAAATGCAGGTGGTTTAGCAGTTTGGCAGGCAATTGAATTTGACCATAATGAACATGAAATAGAAAATGCTCGTACAATGTCAAAAGAACTTGGATTTCATCGCTTCACAATACAATCAGGACAAGGTCGATTAACTGGATATTTAGAACATGAGTTAAAAGGTAAGCCTCATGATTACGGTTCAAAAACTAAAAAACAAAATGAAGAAAATATATCATATGATACTAAACCAAGTTATCAAAAAATGAAAAAAGAAATTGAAAAATACACTGATAAAAAAGTTGACAATATGCAATGGCAAGAAGTAAAACAAGTACTAACACATATTCCTGTTGAATGCCAATGGGAAAAAGAAAGTTCTATATTATTTGAATTTGATGGAAGTATTTGGAGATGCTGTTATCATGGAACATTAAAAAATAAAAATCAATGGAAGAAAAATGTTATAGGAAGATATGGAGAAAATTGGAACAATATTCAAAATCACAATTTAAAAGATATTTTAGAACATGAATTTTTCACAACTTATTTAGACGAATCTTTTACAAACCCAGATGGCCCTTTTAAAAGGTTAACCTCTTGTACAGAAGCTTGTGGAGTTCATTTGAACTTCTTGCAGAAACATCTACCTAAAAAACATAACTAAATTAAACCAAAAATACCAATAAATAGAATAAAAGATCGGAGAACTACATTGTCACGTATTATAAATTTTGACCAGGCTAGATTAGCTCATGCATTTGAACAGTTTGAGAAAGACTATGCTATAACTGATTATATATTAGAAAATATTATCCCACATTTTCATTTTCAAAGTGATATCGATGACCTATTAGATTCCTATCCTGATAGCGATCGTGAACGTTATTACGAAACTTTACAGAAAATAAAAGAAGCTGTTAAAACAATGACAAGTGATCAAAATTTAGAATTACGATATGCATTAGAAGATGAATACTTTAAACTATTACAAAAATTAGAAACTTGTGATCCACAATGGAAAATACCATCAGTACTAATAAAATATAGAAAAAATATAAATCCTATTAGAGCATTAAAATATGAAATACAAGAAATAATGGCTATGTATGAAGTTAATGATGAATACTATATTTGGCTTGTTAAACAATTTCATAATAAAGAAAAAATTAATGAAATAATATTTGCTATTAAAAATGATATGGTAAAATTAAAAGAGTTACAAAAGAAATACTTACGTTCTAAAGAAAAACATTCTTATTTTGTATTACCAATGAGTTATTATCACTGCAAAGAAATGGAAACTGATATGCTTTCATGGATTAAAACATTTCAAGAGTTTCTAAAATGGGGTAGTGAAGACGATCTTAAAAATCGTTATCTTTAAACAACAATATTAATTACTTTAACACCAGCATCATTACTATCTTCTAATGATTTACCAACTATACACCAAGCCGGTGGATTTGCACTTTCTGGTGCAAGTGCTGTTGCTGTACCACTTCTTGCATTTGTTACAAGTACGTCACCTTTTTTAACTGTTCCTTCTACTTTACAAGGAACTTTACCACGCAATGCAACTGCTACACCTTCTGCATCTTTGTTCATTAAGTATGCTGGATTACTTGATACAACCCCTGCTACTCTATGATCAGCTAATACTGTTGTTGTAGTAACTTCGTGTTCTCCACCAAATACTAAAACTGTACCTGGCTCATAACTTGAATCTGGTTTGTATATCTCTGCCAAGTCAGCATATTGGGCCGCTGTTGCTGTTAGTGTTGCTATATTGGCTCGTATGTTTGCCATGTCAGTTAAAGTTATAGCACCAGTTTCTGCACCAGTTGCCGCTGTATAACCAAATGTAAATTTGTCTTCTGATTCATCCCAAATCATTGCAACGTTATCACCTTTTGGTCCTGATTCATCAGCACTACCACGCCACATAACGATACCAATATCATTAGTATTATTAGTTGGATCAGAATCCCATTTGTTTAATGAAATTAATTGATCTTCAACTGTCATGTTTTGTACGTCTAATGTTGTTGCTGTTCCTGTAACAGTTAAATCTCCGTTAACAATAACTGTTCTTCCTGTTGCTGGAGTAATATTAATATCTGTTGCACCTACTGACGTAATTGCATTTCCATTAACATCTAAATCTCCGCCAAGTTGTGGTGTTGTGTCATCTACAACTTCTGTAATAACATCTAAACCAGATGTCCAAACAAATGAAGTTGAACTATGATCATATTTTAAAAGTTTTCCATCATCTGTTGCACCAACTGTACCAACATCTGTTAATGATGTTAAATTAATATTACTTGCTACTGTGTTTGGATCAACGTCTACCCATGCACTACCATTGTATCTTAAAACTTTACCTGTTGATGCAGATGTTATTGTTACATCTGAACTATCAGCAATTGTTGGAAAAGCATTAATCCAAGCACTACCATTCCATTTCAAATAATGGCCTGATGCTTTTCCTGAAATAGTTGTATCTGCTAATTCATCAACTGTATCAATTAAGTTAGCTCTAAATTCTGTTGCTGAAAAATCAATATCAGTTAAACCAATTGATGTAATTGTTCCTGATTGTGATTTCATTACAATTTGATAATCAACTACACCATTATTACCCATCGATGATTCATCACCAATTGTAAATGTAAATACGTTGCTACCATAACCAGATGTTTCACCTTCGTAAATTGTTCCAGGAGATCCAGCACCACCAAACGTAGAAGCATAACCAGATGACAATGCATCTCCTTGTACTGCTTTTACTACAGCAAATTTATTTGCTGAAAGACTTGGATTTACTGTACCAATATCAACTGTAAATGTTATTTGTACTTTTGAACTAGAATTTACTCCAGTTAAATTTTTAGTTGCTACTACACCATTTGCGGCGTATGTTGTTGCTAATGAATTAATTGTTTTTGATGCAACTTTTGTAATTGAATAATTTGCTACTGCAACTGCTGGTGCTCTCCATATAAATGAAGTTGATGAATGATCATATACTAATGATTTGTTATCATCACTTGCTGAAACTGTTGCTACATTTGATAATGCTGTTAAACTTGCCGCGGCAATACGTGCATCTGCTCTTGCATTTGTAAAGTAAAGATTACTTGAACCTTCTGTTAACGTATCTGTATTTGAGTGTCCAGGATCTCCTGGTACCCAAGCACTACCACTCCATTTTAAAGTTTTATTTGTTGCTAAACCTGTTGTGTCTACATCTGATAATGTATTAATACTTGCCGCCGCTATTCTGGCATCAGCTCTTGCATTTGTATAATATAAGTTTGAACCTTCTGATAAATCTGCTGTTGATTTTGCACTAAAGCCTGCATTTACTCTTGCATCTGCTCTTGTATCTGTAAAATATAAATTTGTTTGTTCTGGAACATCTGCTGTTGATACTTGGTTAGCACCTGTACCAAAATCAATGTGTGTATCGTTTACTGAATCTGCCGCTAAACTAATTGTACCTGAAATTGTACCTGTTGTTGTTATGTTTTTATTGCCTAGATCCCATCCACTTGTTTTATAAACAAAACTTGCAACGTTAGATCCACCTGATTCAATAACTATTCCTGATCCACTTGCGTCAAGATTTCCGCCTTTGTTTAAAACAATTCTGTTATCTTTAATATCTGTATCTGTTGATGTCGTTGATATCTGTGATCCGGATACTTTTAAATTACCCGTTACAACTAAATCATCTGCTTTAATTACTGCTTGATCGGCCATTGTATAATCTCTCTTTTACTATAGTTATTTAGCAGTTTTGGCCAAAATGTATTATATGCTGTTATAAAAGAAAAACCCCCGAGTTGCCCCAGGGGTTTTTAATATTTTTATTAGACTTTTGCGTAAATGACTTACACAAATGCCGCGTTAGCAATCGCAATATTTGATAGGTAGTCTGCTGAATTACCAAGTGATGACGCTGTGTTTGTTAACTCAACGTAACCGTATCTTGTCATGAAGCTTACTACTGGCTCAAATGTTGACGGATCAACAATAACGCCTGAAGACATAAGTGGGATGTATGGGCAATAGAAAGCCGCCGCATCTACTTCACCTGCACCTTTGTAACCAATTAAAACTGGTGATGAAGCTGAAAGATATGAGTTAACATATACTCTCATCGCACCGTTTAATGTACCTACAAATTTAGTGTTAGTTGGAGCTTCAAACGTACCTTCAGTTGTTCTTGCGAACGCTGAAGTTGTAGCTGATTGTAAAATTGTCAAAGCTTCTGGAGAAACAACAGCCCAGTTAGCCGCGCCTCTTCTAGTTCTTTGAGCAATTAAGTTTGCTTGTTGGTTGATTAATACAGCCAACACCGCGTGTCTGTCACCTACATAGTGAGGTGTACCAGTGAATGAACCGTTCATATCGAACGTTGCACCCGCTGTACCAGATAAAGATGTTAAAGAAGCTAAAACTTCTTGGTCGATCTCAGCCGTAATTTCTTGTGCTAATGCCGCCATTACTTCTGCTTCTACATCTAAACCATGCATTGCTGATGCGTCTTGTGCCGCTTCAAATGTCCAACGTGCAGATAGCTTTCTTGTTTTAGCTTCTACAGTTTGTTTTAAGATTTGAATTGACATTTTGTTACCAGCTTCACCCTCTAAAGATGAAGTTGATGCACCCGCAACTGGTGACGCCGTTGACGCACCTGGGTTTGAAGAGTATGATCTTGCGATTTCAAAAGGTGAAAGTGCTTCAGAACCTGCTGTTACACCGTCTTTTGAATCTGCGTATCTAACTCTCATAGTGTGAATTTGACCTACTGGACCAGTCATTGGTTGTACACCAACGATTTCGTTAGCGATTACAGTTGGCATCACACGTCTAATTATTGGAAGAATTACTTTGTTTAAAGCCGCAACGTTACCGGCACCTGT